TGAAAATAACGAAAGTCAACAACAGAGAGACAACCAACAGGATATTCATAAGTTTAAGGAAGACCTAAAGAAGAAACCTGGACAACAAACCATCAAGATAAAGATAAAGAAGAAGCATATACAGGAAAACAAGAACAAAAGTCTTCTCCTACCCACAATGAAACAAGATCCTTTCAAAAAATTAGCACTAGAGATGAAACAGCAAAAATTAAATCAAAAAATGCAAGAAAAATCACTAACACAGCATCCTCCAACCACAGAATCTTCACAGGCAGAATACTCTCAGAATACAATTGATCTGAAAAACAAGTTACAATTACATCCTATCAATAATTTGTCACTAGATTCTGCCATTACTCTCCCTTTGCCCAGAAACAATTTAAAAAATATACTAAATGAGATGAAGGAACAACAACCTCAACCCATCAGACAGAACCCCATAAATAATAATAACAACAACGAAGTAGAAATACATTTGGGTTCTATATCTGAGGTACCTGAACAACCATACCAAGGGGAGAAGCCAAAGATAAATCAAAGAGCTGCTAACAAAGAATCCTTTCCTAGATCAAACTTATTAAATAGTGTCACTATGAACATACCCATACCAGCAGAAGAACATGAAATATATAAGCAGCTTGGTTTGGCACCTATAACTATAGAAGAATTTAAATCCATAGCCAAATCAAAAATATCTGTGTACCCACAAGATAGATTTAAAACACTTACACAGTACATGGATATAAAGAGGGTTAATGAAGTTATGACTATGAATGATATCCAAAAAGAAGGTGTTAAGTATTATAAAGTAAATAATAGAATAATTGTAGAAGATGACGCCTTCTTCTCAACACATAACTTCAACACCATATGCTGCACAAACGATAATACTGTTGAAAGACACACACCAGCATATGATAATATAGTAGTGAACGAACCTCTAGCTCACCACACTGCATTAGCAATAACCCCACCTTTGTACAGATTAGGGAACATAATGGACCATTACAATACAATTGGAGATAAAGCCCAAACTGTACCTTATGGAACTGCTTTTGCAATTGGATATATAATATCCCCCTCTTATATAAAAGGACAATTTGCAATAGGACGTGAAGCTTATAGTTATGAAGTGATAGATGATTATGACAACAATATTAAAAATGCTTCACTATCAAGTATAGGCCAAGACCTAGAGGAGATGTGTAATAGAGTATCATTTATCAAGAAGAAGAAAATAATTTTACACACTCCCAGTGGAACTCAGATCCATTACCAAGCCCCTAACTTTAAAAATATATTTGCAATACCTGGTAATGGTAAAGATGTTATAATTGTCCAAACAAGAGATTCTGTGGAAATAGATGATATGACCATCAAGAGTGTTGTGTGCATTAGGACCAATATGGCTGAAGGATATTTTCCTGATGATGTGACTCAAGTCAACAAATACTTACAAGAAAAGAAAATAACTTTGTACCTAGCAGGGGTTGGTGGACCATTAGAAGAGCTAAGATTGAAGGATAAAATGACACCAACCATATTTGTTGACTATTTCAACTATAATAACATACCATTAACACCAAAGCCATCAATATCAACTGAAGAAATAAAAATAGTAGAAAACAAAGAATACATTCAGTTGATATCAAAGAGACATGGACGCTTTATAGATGATAATGATATAATAAGAATGCCTGCGTGCGTCCTTAAGAATTATGTATGCAAAGTGTCTTCAAAAGTCATAAACAAGGCCACGACAATACTAACAGAAGCCAAGAAGATAGATAAAACATCATTAACATCATTAATATCATATATCTCTAGAAATGAACCTGAATTAGATGTTAATGAACAGATATTGCCTTGTATAGCATACATCATGAAGAAAACAATACATGCGGAAGCTTTCATTAAGTATATTATGTCAACAAAAGAGTTTGATAAATTGAATAAATTAAAGAATGATGAATACAAACTCAAACCAGAAAATTGGAAGCAAGCTTGGAAATCAAAACAATTGTTTTCTTACTTGGTCCAGAAATTGCGCTCAGTGTGTGGATTCGAAGAAGTTTGTGATGCAACAGACTTCACCAAATTAACTAAGGATTTTTAAAATCCCTTAATAAGGATTATAATAAATTGTGCCGTACATTTTTAAACGGCATATGTTATTCAAAAGAAATGCAAGCGCAATGTTCACAACACATATTTAATGGAAATCATCCTTTTTACACCATATCCCTGGATAATGGAACAATACCATATGAGATCAAAAAGTACACTCATAATATGCCCAAATTATTATTGAGAATAAAAGATCAAGAACTTAGACAATTAGTAGGGGCCTTCGGAAAAATTGATTATTACAAAGATGTTGATAGGGCATATCCAAAATTTAACGACTTAGATATGAAAGACATCAAATGCACGTGTGTAAAACACTATAAAAGAAATGAACCACGTGGTGATTTTGAGTATTTATTAGAGAAATTACCACCCACTCAAGAAGCAATATTATATAAGGATTGCAAAAGAACCATAGTTGCAGCAGCTAAGAGACAAGTCAAGTCTGCTCCAACACCAGAAGAAAGTGTAGTATCTGATTTCATAGCATTTGCAAAACAAACAATCGAAAAATATGTTGGTGATGATCTATCAAACTTTGGTTATGATTTTAATCAATGGATCAATCACCTTACACGTGCTAAACAATTGAAAATGTCCGAAGTACATGAATACCTTACCGGCAAACCACTCCCAGGATTGGAACCAAAAAGAAAGTATAAATTAAAATCTTATTATCATGGTATCCAATCAATTGAATTTAAATTACTTCATTATGAAGGAATATGCAAAGTGGAAATACAAGGTATTGACGGTAAACCTAGAATGGTATGTTCCATCCCTGATTTAATAAAATATGTTATGGGCCCTGTAACCTGGAAACTCGAAGAGATATTCCAAGACAAATTTCCTGCATATTGCGGTGGCATGAA